TGGTTCAACTGTAACTGTTGATAGTGCATTACACGCTAAAAAATTCTCACTTGCATTTCAAGGAGGTTTTGATGGTGTTAATCCAGCTACACAAATAGCAATGGAAAAAGATATGCTTTCTACCAATACTTTAGGTATGAGTTTTGCATCCACAACAACTGATGGTTATGTAGCATACAAAAAAGCATTAGATTCAGTTGGAAATCCTGACGAAATTGATATTAACATGGTCGTTATGCCAGGAATACTTGCAGAAAATGCTTCAAATATAGTTGCAAAAATTATTGATACTTGTGAAAATAGAGGTGATTGTTTCTATGTAATGGATGGAGTTAACTCTACATCTGGTAAAAGTACAACAAACGCAACTGCAAACGCAGATTTATATGATACAAGTTACGCTGCAACTTATTTCCCATGGGTAAAAATACTTGATGCAACTGTTAATAGGTTTGTTTGGGTACCGCCATCGGTAGTTGTACCTGGAGTAATTGCATTCAATGATAAAGTAGCTTTCCCTTGGTTCGCACCAGCAGGTCTTAACAGAGGAAGTTTAAATAGTGTAATTGATGTTTACTCAAGATTAACACACAATGAACGAGATGATTTATATGAAGGTAAAGTTAATCCAATTGCAGTGTTTCCTAATACAGGAGTTTGCGTTTGGGGTCAGAAAACTTTACAAACTAAACCATCAGCTTTAGATAGAATCAATGTACGAAGATTACTAATAAAACTTAAGAAGTTTATTGCTTCATCTACAAAATATCTTGTATTTGAAAATAACACAACAGCAACAAGAAATAGATTCTTAAATATTGTTAACCCGTATTTAGAAACGGTTCAAGCTCAACAAGGTCTTTATGCCTTTAAGGTTGTAATGGACGAATCAAATAATACACCAGATGTAATTGACAGAAATCAAATGAAAGGTGAAATATTCTTACAGCCTGCAAAAGCTGCTGAATTTATCATTGTAGACTTCAACATTATGAGAACTGGCGCATCATTTGAAGATTAGAATTTAACAAATATTAAAAGAAGAAGATATTTATATACAAGAATAGGAGAAAAATAAATGGCAAACTTAGTAGATCCAAATGAAATAATGTTCACGGCCTTTGAGCCAAAACAACAAAATAGGTTTATATTCTATGTTGATGGAATTCCAGCTTATCTAATTAAAACAGCTGCAAGACCAAAACTAGCAACTGAAGCTTTAGAATTACAACACATGAATGTTTCACGATATGTGAAAGGTAAAACTACATGGGAAACAATTGATTTAGTTTTATATGACCCAATTGTACCATCAGGGGCTCAAGCTGTTATGGAATGGGTACGTTTACATCACGAATCAGTAACAGGTAGAGATGGTTATGCAGATTTCTATAAGAAAGATGTAACGATTAATATACTTGGACCAGTAGGCGATAAAGTAGAAGAATGGACCGGTAAAGGTGCAATGATTACTTCTGCAGATTTTGGAGCAATTGATTGGACACAAACAGCTGCCGCAAATGAAATTACTATTACTATTCAATGTGATTACTGGATATTACAATACTAATATATCATATTTAATATATAAATTAAGGCCCAGACAAATGTTTGGGTCTTTTTTTGTTTATTTTTTGCGGGAATATATATTTATATACGTTATGAACAAAAAGCAATAGGAGATACAGTTATGTCAAAAGTAGTAGACTCAGAATATCCAGGAGAAAATAGACTCTCGGACCAAGAATTAAAAAATCAAGTAATACAACAAGCTGCCCCAGAACTTAAACAGGCAGTAAAAGAATTAAAGTTTCCAACAGAAACAATAGATTTACCATCAAGAGGATTATTATATCCTAAGGGTAGTCCATTATCTGCTGGAACAATTGAAGTAAAATATATGACTGCAAAGGAAGAAGATATTTTAACTTCTCAAAACCTAATAAAAAATGGTACAGTTATTGATGTATTATTAAAAAATCTTATTGTTAGTCCAATAAATTATGATGACTTACTAGTTGGTGATAAAAACGCTATTATGATTGCAGCAAGAGTTTTAGCATATGGTAAAGACTATGAAGTTGAATTGACTAGTCCAACATCTGGAGACAAGCAAAAAGAAGTTATAGATTTAACTCAGTTTGAATTAAAAGAATTTGACCCAGAAATATTTAATGAAGGTGAAAACTTATTTTCGTTTAAATTACCAGCATCAAAAAGAACTATAGAATTTAAACTCCTTACTCATGGAGATGAAAAGAAAATTCAAAGTGAAATTAAAGCCAACAAAAAAATGAGAAACAGAATAAATGGTGTCAGTCCTGAGTTAAGTACTAGACTTAAATTTATGCTTGTTTCTGTAGATGGTGAACATGATAGGGTTACTATTGGTAAATTTGTTGATGACGAATTCTTATCTAGAGATTCATTGGCATTTAGGGAATATATGAATGAAATATCTCCTGATATTGACCTAACACATACATACTATGATGAAAATACTGGAGAGGAGCACGACGTGCAACTTCCAATGACCGTTCAATTTTTTTGGCCTAGGGCCTAACTATAGGCCCATTCTGCACCAACAGCTATTTGATATAGCTTACCACTCACAAGGGGGTTTTCCCTGGAATGTGCTTTATGAAATGCCCGTACATCTTAGACGATTTAACTACCAGAAGCTTGTAGAGGCTAAAAAGGCTGAAAAAGAAGAAATGGACAAAGCTAAATCAAAAAGTAATTCAAAACCTTCAAGACGTTGATACAAAAGCTTTATCTTCTGATATTTATATACGTAATAATATGAACATTAGGAGATAACACATGTCAAAAGAAACACAAGTAAGAAAACTAGTTAGAGAGGAATTAAATGCTGTACTAAAAGAAGACAATGTTTTAGTAAAGTTTCTTCACGGTATACTAGATAACTTAGGATCAGCTGCTAAAAAAAGAGCAGTTAAAAAACTTCTATCTACTCCAGAAATACAGGATTTAATGAATGCAAAAACCCCTGAAAGAGATAAGTATAATTCCAGTTGGGAAAAATTAGCTAAAAAATATAGTTAGTAAAAGAATAACCAATGGCCAAAAAGTTTTCAGCAAAAGATCAGTCTCAACTCAATTCAGAGTTAGATAAGCAGAATAAGCTCTTACTATCAGCAACTAAACAGGTTGATACTATGAGTCAAAAGTATGCTAAGTTTGCAGATAAACGATCAAAGGCCGCTAAAGAATATAAAAAACACCTAGACGCTGCTCAATCAAGATTAGAGTCAATAGCAGAAAAATCTGCAGAAGTAGCTGAAAATTATTCATCGGTTGTTGATTTTGCTAGAGACCTAAATAAAGAACAACAAAACTTATCAAAATTAATGGGTGATCATGCGGCCGCCCAAGAAAAAGATATTATGGGAGCTATGGCTCTCAAAAAGTTTGCAATAGAGCAAAATGCAGTAACAGCTGCACAAAATGCTCTTCAAAGCGGAAATTTAGCGGTAGGTCAGGCACTAAGTGCTACTATAGCTCTAGATGTTGGCATGTTAGAAGAAGTAAAATCTGCAAATGTAGATATTGGATCCTTAATGGAATCACAAGATACAATTTTATCAAACATGGCGCTTTCCCATACTGACGAAATTGATGCACTAACGGCTGCTGGTGGTAGTCAGGCAGAAATACTAGCAAAAACAATTGAACAATCCCAAGAACTTAAGGACATGAATGATCTATTTGTTGAGCAAGCAGACTCAGCTAAAGAAATGAACGAATTAATGTCTAAGAAAAATATTGCAGGTATTGAAACTAGAAAAATACTTGCAAAACAAACAGAGGAATTCCAGGCTCAACAAGATTTGTTAGACGACCTTAAAGATAAAGCGGCAAAATATATTGGTATATTTAGTAATGGTCAATTGGCATTTGCATTCATAGCAAACCAAATAGGACAGTTTACTAGAGAAATGCGAGACTTCGCAAATTCCACAGGTGTAAGCTTACTTAATTCAGGTAAATTAGTAGGCCAAGCTAAGATTTTAAACGTTACAATGGCTGGTATGGGTATAGAACAAGAACACATAATAGCTTCTCAAAAAGCAATGCTTAATATTGGTATGTCAATGAAAGACTTAACAATGGAAAATGTTAAACAAACAACATTATTAGCTGAAAGATTTGGAATGGGTGCAGACAGTGCTGCTCAATTTAGAAAAGACTTAATGATGATGAGTGGTGGTAGTGAAAAACTAGCTACAAACCTACAAAGCTCTGCAATAGCATTGGCAAAAGCAAACGGACTAGCTCCTGGAAAATTACTAGGTATTATGGCAGATAATTCTGAAGAATTTGCTAGATTTGGTAAAAAAGGATTTGAAAATGTTGCCAAAGCAGCCATTGCAGCCAAAAAACTTGGTGTAGAATTTAGTTCTATTGTAGAGGCAGGAAGAGGATTACTTGATATAGAAACATCCATTGAAAAAGAAATGGAAGCTAGTGTATTAATAGGTAGAGAATTAAACCTTAATGCAGCAAGAGAAGCTGCCCTTAAAGGTGACCATTTAGAACTTACAAAACAATTAACTCAACAAGTTGGCTCCCTAGAAGAATTTCAAGGTATGAATGTTATACAACAACAAGCCTTGGCAGATGCAATGGGAATGTCTGTTGGTGAAATAACAAATATAATGGGTAACCAAGATAAATTAAATGATTTATCCGAGGCTGGTCTAGAACACTACAAAGAGACTGGTGAAATACAAGAACAACAAGAAGGACTGTTAGCAAGAGCAGGAATGCTTTTAGGTGAAAATGCAGAAGTAGCTACCGCAATTGTTGGTAGTATGGGTAGTTGGAAAGAAGAACTTAAAAGTATAGTGGGTTTTGCTGGTAAACTTGTAAAATCTGGAATTAATAAGCTAGGCTTTGGTGGAAAGGCAGCTGCAAAAGGTGGTGGTGGCGGTGATTTAGCAAAAACCATGGCTCCAAAAGCTCCAACTAAATTGCCATCTACTAAAGGTGGCGAAGGTGCACCTGGCATGATGAAGGGATTATCTAAACTAAAAATGAAAGATGTAGTTGCGGGAGCAGCTGCAATGGTCTTAGTAGCCGCCGCTGTTTTCGTATTTGCTAAAGCCGTAAAAGAATTTATGGGTGTAAGTTGGGAAGCGGTAGGTATGGCAGTTGTATCCATGTTAGCCTTAGTAGGAGCAGTAGCCTTATTAGGTATGATAATGATGTCGGGTGTTGGTGCACTAGCTATTATAGCCGGCGCCGCTGCAATGTTAATAGTAGCTGCAGCGATGTTAGTATTAGCATACGCACTTAAGATTGTAAGTGAAGCTATACCAAACTTTTTACTACTTATACCAATGCTACCTCAATTAGCAGTTGGAATGATGATGATGTATCCTGCAATACCTGCAATATTTGCACTTGGTTTTGCACTTCCATTTCTAGGATATGGATTAGCAGCTGCTTCTATAGGTTTTGCATTATTTCATGCAGCAGGCGGAACAGAAGTATTAACCGCTTTAGGAGAAACATTACCAGCTCTAGCAGAAATTGGAGAAGGAATGGCTCTTGCAGGTGCAGGTGTAATGGCTATTGGTGTTGGTTTATTACCATTTGCAATGGCAATGGCAATTATGGCTGAATATATTCCACTATTACCAATGCTTGCTGAAGGTTTTGCAATAATGTCTCCACCACTAGTAGCATTGGCTGAAGTAGGAGAAGGATTACTTATATCAGCGATGGCTCTTGGTATGTTAGGTTGGAGCTTAATTCCTTTTGCCTTTGGGATGTCAATGTTAGCAGAGTTTGTACCTTTAATACCTATTATGGCTGCTGGATTAGTGACTATGGCTCCAGCTCTACTAATGATGGCACCTATAGCTGAAACATTCCAAGTAATGGGAGACGGTTTTTATGCAATAGGTATAGGATTAGCACCATTTGCAATGTCAATGGCTATATTATATCCATATGTGGATGCACTACCAGTAGTCGCTCAAGCAATGATTGATATGGCTCCCCCACTAATATTAATGGCACCATATGGTCCTCAAATAATGTTTTTAGGTAAAGCAATTGGTGTGTTAGCTTTAACAACCGCTCTTGCTGCAGTTCCACTATTCCTATTTGGAGCAGCTGCATATTTTGCCGCTCCAGCCGTAGAATTACTAGGACAAGCATCCCTTACTTTAGGTATAGGAATGGAAAGAGTGGCGGTTCCTCTTTTACAAATGGCTGCTCAGTTCGGTTCAATATTTATGTTAAGTGCTTCTTTATTTACTTTAGCTGGATCATTTACAGTTGCAATGCTTCCAACCTTTGGATTTGGAGCAGCTGCAATGTTTGCAGCAGTTGGTATTGGAATGATGGCAACTAGCTTAACAATGTTGGTTGGAACTGCATCAGGATTGGCACAAGTTGGAGCCGGCCTAAGTTCAATTGCTGAAGGATTAGCAGATGTATCTGATTTTAAAGGTACATTAGCTATGTTAACGATAGCTGCTCCAATATTAGCAATTGCAGGATTAACTGGAATGTTTAGTGGAGGTGATGGTGATAGTGATGACGCATCATCTAAACCTCAAAAAATAGATACCACTGCATTAGAAGCAAAAATAGATGAACTAATTACAATAATAGGTAAAGGTGGAGTAATAAATATGGACGGAAGAAAGGTTGGAGAAGTACTTAATTTAGCCCAAGGACCAGTAGGAGCATAATATGGCAACTTTTGAAACAACAGATTTAGCCTCATTTTATAGTAAAAATGGAAGTGAGTT